TTTCAGCGATTTCATTGACCAAATACTCATATTCTTCTTTGGATAGCTGTCCCTGTTCATAATTTTCACGAATAACCAATAACTCGTTCGCCAATGCTGCTGCTGGACCACCCATTCCTGCTGCTTCTCTTAATTGTTCTAGCATCTTGGACCCCTTAAAAATTCAACAATACCTTTGGCAGTTTTCATATGTCGTGCTTTATATGCACGATATTCATTTACCTCATCCATAATTGGATTCTTAATTTCTTCTAATCCTATAGATTCATATCCTGGATGATAAGGTGCTTCTGCTACTAATCTATCTTCAGTTGTAAATGTAGTCATTATCTTCCTTTCCAAGCATCTACTATTACATCGATTCTAACTTTATTTGTTTTAACAACAGATTCGCAGAATACTTTGTTCTTGGATTCTCCTGCTTTCTTGATAGCTTCTTGCAATTTTCCAATAGCTTCTGCTTGTGGGTCAGATCTTAAAACAGCATAAACTTTTAATCTCTCGATATACTCGTCTGCGTTTTGGAACATTAACTGATTACCACATTCTAATTTATCAACTGCTATTTTGGTATCAACTAAACGACCAAACATTTCTGGGTCGTGTGGTCTTGGTAGGATAACAGAACATGCAGATAAAGAAACTACGGCAAGAATCAGTATTAACTTTTTCATACAGCTTTACCTGCACTCTTTAATGAACTTAATGGATCAGATTGAGAGTCGAACTTATGGGCTTGAGAAGCAAACTTCTTACCATTGTGATAGAAGTGAACAGAGCCACCACTGGATTTAACTGTAATATTCTTATGGTCTTTAAGGATATGTTCGTGGTCTTCGCTTGGCTTACTTGTATGGTGTTGAACACCCTTAGCAGTTTGATATGTTGTATGCTTAATAAAACTGTGCCCCTTTTCTTCTGCAGGAGTCTTATGTGCATGTAGAACTTCACGAATATGTTTAACTACATGGTCGTGGTTATTGTTGTCTAAGTGGTGCTGCAACTCAGCAGCATGATCGTGAGCAACTTTATGTAAAAGTTCTTTGTTGCGTTTCTTAATATCATCATGCAACTTAGGATCTGCTTTTGCAATTTCTTTACGCTGGTCTTTATTCTTACCTTTTAATTTAGGATGAGCAGCAAGTATTGCGTCTTGATGATCTTTATAATGCTGTCTGGCTTTTGAACCACCAGATTCCATACCAAGACTTGAAGACGGAATGTTTTTACTGGACTTATCGCTGACTTTTAAACTTACGCCATGATGATGTTCTTTACCTGTCTTTGGATGCTTGGTAGTTACATAAACGTCAGAAGAATCTTCTTTCTGTGTTGCTTTGTGACCAGTTACCTTTTCTGTATCTCCAGGTTTTGAAGTCCAATGCACTGCTGAAATCTTATGCCCTTTGTGAGTAGAATCGATATGTGCCTTAATATGATTGGCAGCACTCTCTGCATTTTTAGCGATCTTATCATAATCTTTAGGGTGAATTTGTTTCTTTAATCTCTCGTGTGCTTGCTCAGGTGTTTCATCGTTTTCATTCTTGTGTTTCTCTAGATGCTTACCACCATTTAAATGTTTGCCGACTAATAGTTCGTGCAACACACCTTTAGTGTTATTGGAAACACCACCCTCTTTGGAAGCATCATCAGCTGCTTCGATAAGCAATTCTTCGTAGTATTGTTCTTCTGCTAAGAACGATTTAAAATTTTTCATTACTTTACACCCATATGTTTACGTAAGTCGTGATACAATTCTGTTTTATGTTCTGGTTTCATCTGTGACGATAGATGAGATTCAAACTTTTTCTGTTCACCAGCTGCAGCGTGACCACGAAGTTTAGTTCCAGAAATACCTTCAGTTCCTTTTGCATTTGGATCACGTTTACCTGCATTGTGGAACTTTATACTCTTGAAATTGTAATGTCCATGTGGACCTTCTTTTCCATTATACTTTTTAATCAATTCATGCATTGGTTTACGATCATCGCCACCAGCAAAGTGTAAATGAGTAACACCTTTTTTGTGCAACTCAGCAGCATGATGAAGAACAGTAGGATGTTCTTTATCAGCTACCTTAACATTGGTTCCAGGAAATGCTCTCTCTGCATGTTTCTTTTTAACATCAGGTGGTAATGGATTAGATCCGTCTTTAGTTGCATGCGAACCTGATAATACCAATGTATGTTCTGCATTATGTTTCTTGGCAGTATCATGCATATGGGTTACGAGTTTCTCATGACCAGCAGTTGGAGGATTCATTCGACCAAAAGCAAGAACATGATGAACGTCTTTTTCTGATTCTACAATATAAGATTTAAATGTCTTCATTTTCTTGGCTTTAATAAGTTGGCTTTACTGAATTCTGCACGATTAACAATTTTAGATGGTTCTTGTTTACCTTTGTGCGTATAATTTATAACATATCCCTCAGGATCTGTTTTCTTATCTCCAATATGATGCTCAAGACCGCCAGTATGCTGGTTTAAATTCTTAACTAAAAGGTTTTTACCTTGCTGTAAATGCTGATGCATTTTAAATAGATTCTCATAATGCTCTTTATTTTTCTCAACATGCGCAGCGTGACCAGAACCAAGATTACGCTGAGCAGTTTGTCCCTTCTCAGACTTTAGTTTAGACGCTTTCTTTTCATAAACATCCTGAATATGTTTAATGAATCCTTTTGCGTTTGGTTTTGTATCTTTGCGAACTGTTTGATTGATGTAAGTTCCCAAATGTCCAGCATCACCTTTGTGTTCTGGATGGATCGCACCATACATCTTATCGCCGTGTTTATCATGAATATCTTTTGCAGCATTCATGTGGCTTTGGAATCTTTTCTGATCTGCTTGAGTATATTTAACTTTGCTAGTATCATGCTCGGCACCAGCAAGATGCACATCTTTGTGTTGACCAAAACTTTTCATATCAGGATGAGGAGTTGCTTTCATCGAAGCAAAATCTTTACCCTCATATTTTTGGTGAACAACTAACCCAAATTTAGATTGGGCTGTTTTCTTGGCTTCATCGCCATGCGCAGTATACTTAATTGTATTTGGTGTATAAGAAGCAGTTCCCTTCTTCTCATCATATTTAACATCACCCTCAGAGTGCATAACGTCACCCTGATATACACCTTGCTTAGGTGCAACCTTTGGTAGATGTTTTAGAGCATGCTTTAATTTTTCTGCGAGACCTGGAGCATGACCATGGTTCTTGTCAATGTCCTTAGCAGTATAGTTGATTTTTGGGTTTTTATTGAACGCTGACTTGGAAGCAACAAAGAATTTTCCAGTTTCTGGATGCTTTCCAAAAACCAATGATGATCCGTCATATTTCATGGTCAGATCGCTGGATTGTTTCCCAGCTTTAATGTGTTCATGTCCATGGTTTAGTGCACCAAGAGCATGTTCGAACCCTGAAGAACCATGGAATAGAGGGCGATCCTCTACATGATGGATGTGCTTCAGTTTCTCTTCTTCGGTTTCTTCTTTAAGGAATGTTTGGAACGACTTCATTTTACCCATCTATACAGTTATTATACCCTACTTTTACAATAAAGTAAAGCATTATTTTAGTAACCCTACGTTCTGAAGGGTTATTTTAATCCATTGAAAACAATGACTTACAGAGGTATTTATAAAAGTCTATGAAGCGAATGCTTTAAGTAGAGACTGATTGTCAGTTAAGCTGTAAGCTGTTCTATTAATAGTGACGTTATTTTGGGATGTAATGGGTGCTAGGTTATAGAGAGATTTTCTTAGGTTTGAAAATTCTAAAGTCATAACGAACTGGTAATCGCCACCACCCTTTGGCTGGCATCTAGTTCTGATTCTAGCTGATGTGCAGTTTGAGAAATCTTCGATCTTCTTGGTTAGCTTGGCATTCAATTTTAACGGATCGAATTTATTCATTAAATAGAACCCATGAGTACCTACATTGATGTAGTAGGTTTTCTTCTTATTGTAGTAGTCACAGATAGCCTTAGCTGGGACTGTTATGTGGACCTCGTTCTCACCCTTATAACTTTGTATATCAATTTCATACGCTTTGCGTTTGTCTTTAATACCACCAGTAAGTATTTTTCTACCAGCTTGGTCATTCTGTAGAATAGGAACTTTACTTCTCCACTTCTCACCAGCAGTACCCGATACATTCATTTCTTGGAGAAGGTTGTATTGAGTTGCGATATCTCGCATCATGATTTTCTCAGGATCGCCTTTAAGGTCTTCAGCGAATGCCCACTTACCGTTGTAGTATTTTAATACTAGAGATCCTGCTGCAGTTGGGGATATCTTTAACTCACATCCTGTTGATGTTGATATACTTTTAGTGACGATAGAAAGATCTGGTTTATCGTGCGATGCGCCAGCTGGATCACCTACAGTGATTTTGTATTCTTTCAATACGTTATGTGCGTTTCTCTCGTAATCGAAACCTTTTTGTGCCATGGGAACCCCGTACAATAATTATTGTACTATTTAGGTCTGCGCTGTCTACGAATAACTTTCTCGTATTTGCGATCCCACTTACCGATCTGGTCAATGATCTTTCTTGGAGATTCATTGTTTCGGAAGTCGTAGTCGAATGTCTTGAGGAAATAGTGGAGGGTTTTTGAATCGCGAGATTTCTTGCAGCGATTTAGTAGCGTATTAATATCTACGTTTGGTCTTAGTACTTTGAAGTCTAGGTATACACAATGAGCATATGCTTGTATCTCATCGAACTCAGAAAGGTACTTTCTTTCTGCGTCTTTTTTGGCTATACCAACTTTCTTATAAGGAACAACATAATTGCTCCATGTATCATCACGTCTATCATATTGCATGAAGTGAATTATCTCATGCATCAAAGTTTGCAATAAACGAAACTTAAACTTTTCCCAAACTTGGTCATTGAAATTAAATGTATCAAATTTGGTTGTATGTATTATTAAAAGTGACTGTCTATTTTCTGGATCATACTCACCACCAATACAAACATACTTCTCAGTCCAACTAGCCTTAGACTTCTCTTCTCTCCATACAACTTTAGTTCGCCACTTTTTAAGATAGTTGGCTAAACCTTTTGAATCGTTTCTATACTTGTCTAGATCCTTGAGGACTTTTGCTGGAACAAGTTTAGCCCTAAATGGACGCTCATAAAAATTGAGCATGTCCATCCAGTCGGAGTTATAATTTTCCAGGAACTTCATATTCAGCCCTATTTGATAAAAGGAACTGGCTCCTGCATACCCCTTTCCCAAAAATACAACTCAACAGTTTGGGGTAACAGTTTGCGCATCCCTCTCAGTACTTTTTTGTTGTCTTCATAATGTCGTTGTATACCCAATTCAAGCACCCTTTCGGACTTAAATCGGACTACATTTTCAACAGTTCTGGTATTATCTAGAAGATGGAAGGAAATTACTCTTCCACCATAATATTTATTCAGCCAGTCTTTTGTGATTGTATGTATTCTTGGCTCTCGTTTTCTTGCAGAAATGGCGTAAAATTGGGTCTCAACTGGCTCTATAAGTTTCTCGGCATTCTCGTACCAATCGTACAAAAAGTCCTTCCTAGCCTTTCTTTGAACCCCATTCATTTTACCCCACTTCATTTCGGATGGCGGTGGCTGAGCAGCCAGAACCCCATCGATGTCATAAGAAACTATCATAGGATTAATGGATCAACCTTTCCAGTCTTTTCTACAACAGCTTTCTGCTTTTCCCAGATATTTCTACGGACTTCCTCTGGGAATGACGCAAACTTATCCAACTCCATTTTGGTATCTGTAGGGAAACACCAATTCAAACCATTGTTACCTTTCGGTGCGCAGACAGGAATACCTGCATAAAGAGCATGATATGCACGACCAGTTCTCCAACCAGACTTCTTATGTTTATCGTCATAGACAGCTAGACAGCCATAGAACTGTTGATAGAACTTTCTACGATCTCTTTGCTGTGGGTTTGGTAGAATCTCAAGTGCTTCAAAATCATCCCATTCAGCTTCTTTACCTGCAACTTGAAGACAACGTGAAGAAGTAAACTCTTTGAAGTATTTGGTTCTGCCATTTGGTCTACCAATGTAAACCACCTTCTCAATATTACCTGGATGAAATTCAGCAAACTCCATACCAGATGCCATGGGTAAATCAACAGTTGTAGTTCCGATAGGACACTTCAGGATAGTTGCAACTTCATTACACTCAGTCGCATTGGCTGCAATAGTCCAACGTGACCAATCTTCATCAGGTAACAACTCCCAAAGGAATGGAAGATCTGGATCGTCATTCAAAAAGATGATGCGACCCTTATGTGCTTTAATCATCTCAACAGTTTTATCCCAGTACTTCTGATAGAACTGCAAATTAGTTCCACCAAACTCAAGCATGAGAACATCACAATCTTGATATGTGTCAAATGTTTCAAACCCATCATCTTTGGTTGCATCAGTTGCTTCTGATAGTGGAATGATTCGATGACCAAAATCAAGCATGTTCTTGAACAGAGCAACACGTTTCTCTACCCATGCTCCACGAACACCATTCTCTTTGTTGGTCAAACCAATCTTACCAGAAACTCTGCGATAACCAATTTTAGTTCCAGTATTGCTAGAGTTCTTTGAATAGAACCACTCTAACAACCTTTCTTCACCTAGAAACTCATGTAGTGACATAATAAACCTTACGCAAAAAATTCATCAAGTGATCCAGACTTCATTGATTCTGGATGATATTTAATTAGGATTTCATCTCCAAGTTTTTCACGACAATAGTCGTACCACTCGTCAGAAGTCCACATACCTTCGGAAACACCATTCCAAAGTTTACGTTGCATCGGATGTTCAGGATTCTTGCGACGTTGTTCAACGAAGTCATAACGACAGTTCTCATATTCCCAAGAACCCAACTCAAGCATCTTCTCACGGAAGTAGCAAACCAAACTGATACGCTCAGAACCTTCTTCACAAACGATAGGAGTGTTGCCATGCATAACATCATGGTTGTTAATCAATAGCAAGTCGCCTGGACGTGGATTAACAGCAACACGATACTCAGGTGCAATCAAATAACCACCACTGTAACGTCCATCATTTGACAAAGTTAGTAGATTTGAAAGACCACTATTTAAATCGCCAACGTCATAGTGAGCAGCAGTTCTGAATGTTTTATTCACAGTAACAGTTGTGAATGGAGTTCCAGGAACTAGGAAACGAGGATCAACTTGTCTCGCTGCTTTCATCTGTGCTTCATAACGCTGTGGTAGTAGATCCCTAAAACCATTTGACAATGTTTGTAGGAATGGGTAAGCAAGTGCAAACTTCTCAGGATTCTTGGCAGTGTAAGATGTTGCACGACCATAAGGAATGCGAGGATAACGATCGAACCAACCTGCGATGCCAGAATAAACTGAGTTAGCGTAAGTGGTTGCACAAATCAATTCATCAGCAACAAAGTTTGCTTCTTTAATTTGTTCTTGTCGTGGAAGTGTACGCACTTTCTCAACCCACTGATCGAAATTAAAATTGGTTGACTTAGTTCTTTCAATCGACCAAACATTATTGCGATTAGATGGAGTAGGTGGTTTACCCTTATAGCGTTTGATAATATCTTCTACAGGATCTCCTGCAAGACCAGAGTATGGGTCAAGGAAGTATTCAACCATCTCAGATTCATACTCAGTAACCCATTCACGATTACCCAACTTCTCACCACGTGGACCTGCTGCTGCGCCACGATTCTGTGTTTCAGTTGCAGCTTCACGAAGACCTGCATACGCTTGGTCTTGTTGTTCTTTGGTGAAGAAGTTCTTACGGAACTTCAATACAATCCTGTCTTCATTGATAGGATCTTCACCATAAGGTGCTGGCATATAAACATCAGTATCTTCTTCGATAAGATGGTCGTAATGATTCTCGTCAACGAATTGACCAATCAAATGTTTACAATCAATCTTTTTATCAGCGACAATAACTTTAACTGTCATTTCTCTCTCCTAAAACTTAAATCCACTAAACTCGTTCTCACTATGTAGTCGTTTACCAAAATCTGATTTATCAAACAATGGTTCGTCTTTTTCTTTAGTTCCAACATCTGATAGCCCTGCTTGCGCAGAAACTTCAACATCATATAACTTCATTTTAGATCTATCGATACCAACGACAAACCTCTTGTAGAAATTTGGGTCGTTGTAACGATTCTTCAACTGCTTAACGATAATCTGATTCAACTGCTCAAGTTCTTCATTACTCACAAGTGCGAACATGAAATCAGCTGTCGCAGGGAGTCCAAAAGATTCTGAAGTGTCCTCAAGTCCTGGGTCTGAGTTTGTAAATCCAGATCGAGTTGTTTGAGTTGCACTAACAATAGGTACGTTGTATTCAACTGCCAGTCCCCTTAGTTCTTCAGCGATAGCCTTAATATATGTATAAGAGTTTACACCATGGGTTTGTTTCATTCTAGATGAAGCACAGATATTCAGATAGTCAATAAAGATAATATCTGGAGCAAACTCTCTCTTAAGTTTTAACTCTTCCAACAAAGCACGGAAGTGACCAGCATGAGCACCTGCAGTTGGATACTCTTTGACAATCAGTGTTCCCTGTGTTTTTGTAGCAATCTTCTGTAGACGTGAATCAAAGATATCCCGATCAACAACTTTCAATTCATCCATGGTTAGGTTAAGTAAGTTTGCATCGATACGTTCAGCGATACGTTCTTCAGCCATCTCCATTGTTATGTATAAAACATTTTTACCCTGCATAAGAACACTGGCTCCAACGTGACACATAAACAACGATTTACCAACACCTGTTCCTGCCAAAGCAATGTTCAAAGTTTTCTTACTGAGTCCACCTTTGGTGATTTTGTTGAACATCTCAAGATCGAAAGCAATTTTCTCTTCCACCCTGTGATAAAAATCATACCTATCATTAGCATCCTGAATGTAATCATGACCAACATGATTATCAAAGCAAACACCAAGTGCTTCACTAAGAATAGTAGGTATCGCATCTTGTTGATGCACTTTGTCCCTACCATCGATAATTTGAATTGATTTAAGAATCGCATTATAAACTGCCCTGTCTTTACAAAACTTTTCAGTCTGACCAATCAACCATTCTTCATTAGGTTCTTTATTAGTCAACTGTTTGGCATATTCTTGGAACTCAGGAACTTCTTTGTCAGTTAGCCCTTTGATATTGCCAATCTCAATAGCCAGAATCTCAGGTGATGCTGGCTTATTATACTGCTCAAAAAACTCAACTAAGATTTTAGCGATAGCACTTTCTTTACGATCTGCAAAATACTCAGTCTTTAAATGAGGAACTGCCTTACGACAGAACTCCTCATTGTGAATCAGGTTCGATAGGATCGCCTGTTCTATTCTCATCAACACCACCTGTGTACGTTAAATTATTATTCGCAATACCTTCATGAATAAGATCTTGAAGGATATCACCTATGTATTTCTCAAAGGGTTTCATGTCAGTGATAACCTTATCGTTGTAGTCAAGAATCTCATATTCAAAACTAATCTTCAAGGAATCGTTGGCTTCATCTTCTTCGAAACCAACTTTACCATAAGAATAAATTATACCTTCATATGCACCATCTGTCAACTTTATCGCATCATGTCCATTACTGCGATTTTGCACAGTAACATAATTGCGCATATTATTCTTCATCATCAATCGCAGCAAGTTCTGCATCGATATCTTCATCTTTAAGGATATCTGTTGAACCTACCTGATATTTGTTTTTAACAAACTCAATGAAAGACTTTTGCATAAGTACTGGCATCCAGAAGTCTTTAGTATCTGTATCTTTCAGGCGATACTTCTTATCTTCAATAACACCATCTGCATCTACTTTACTATACCAACCATTACTTGGCTTGACAACATGCCCAGACTCGAGTGCGATATCAAGTAAGCCAGACCAACGGCTAATACCCCCATCATGATATACAGTAACAGGAATCTTAGATTTTTCACGCACATAACGAGATTTCTCCACATTGATAATAAAATTATATCCAACAACTTCAGTCCCTTCTTTTTCTTGTTGACGACCAAGAATGTATACATTATCGGCAGAGTACATGGCACCAGTTCCACCACCGACAATAGGTTTGGGGAACATACCGATCTCCATATATGTATGATTAACAACAACCAATGGAATATCTTTAAGGTTCAGGTGTGGTGTAATCATACGGAACAATGACTTCATCTGTTTGGCACGACTCATATCAGCAACAGATTTGCCATCAAGTGCATCTTCTACTTCCTTCTTAGACGCAAGATTACCAATAGAATCAATAACAATAATAAGATGGTCGCCACGTTCAACTCCTTGTAGCTGTTGCATGATGTCAAACTTCAACTGCTCTACGTCAGTAAGTGGTGTATGGATAACACGCTCGGTATCAATACCGAAAGAATCAAAGTATGCTTGAGGTGTGCCGAACTCTGAGTCGTAGAAAAGCAACGCAGCATCGGGGTACTTGTCCATATAAGACTTAGCCATTAGCAAACTGAATGCTGTCTTGAAGTGTTTACTTGGTCCAGCCCACATTGTGATACCTGGAGTCAAACCACCATCAAGACGACCAGACAATGCAATATTGATTGCTGGGACAGTGGTAGGAATCATATCCTTCTTTGTGAAGAACTTTGATTGTGATAGAATAGCAGAATCTTTAATCGTACTATTCTTGCGAATTTTATCTAGTATACTCATTTTTCAACTCCTAAAATTTTATTATACACGAAGTATGGTTATTTGTAAAGTTTTATTTTGGGTTAGATTTGTGATGTGGCACATCGAATACAAAGGTTACACGAACTTCATTGCCAACATTTTCAGTTCCATGTTGCAATTTATTATTGAACCACAACAAAGTTCCTGGCTCTACTATGTATTCCTCATCTCCAACCATATATTTGTATCTACCTGCGATGGAGAGATGGTAACGATCTCTGGTCTGATAATAACTACCGATGTCTATATGTTTGCCGACAGAACCACCAACTGGCAATGACAAGAATCCACAACGTGAATGGTCGTGGAAGTTTCGTTTCATAAATCTAACAATTTCTGTGTGTCTGTTATACGCAGGTGTTTTAATGCAATACTCAGTGTCACCAACATATTGCGTTTCATTCTCAACACCACCAATAACTAATTGCAAAACACCTGCATTAATTTGTGGGAAGTCAAATTCTTTCTGGACTGTTGAAGCACCTTTCATCTGACCTTCAGAGTTCCAATCATCTTTGTAAAGTTTTAATTGAGCAAGAATCTTTGATACGTTGATTCCTGTTTTAATCACTTTAATATTATCCAAAGAAATCCTCCAATGATGACTTGGCTTCAACATTCCAACCAATCGGCTGGATTACAGTTTGCATTGCATCGAGGAATGTCTTTTCAAACTGTGTTTCATAATCAATAAAGTCATGCAAACCAAACTCTTTCGGTAGATTTTGCGGGAATGCGATAACGTCTTCCTGGAATGGATTTGGTTTTCTCACATATACAAACTTAACCTTCTCACCCTCTTTAATCAACTGATACTTCTTTTCAAGTCCAAGTTTCTTGACATAATGATTGTAAAGTAGTGAACCCCTTACATGGATAGGTGTTCCCTTGGTATAGATCGGAGAACCAGCATATGTTCTCAAACCATTTACGCCACGTGGGAAAGCAATATCCTCTACTGGCATTTGGTTGAATTCTTCACGGAACTTTTCGATATACGAGTGTAAGTCCGCTTGACTGCCCTTGAGAATAACTTCGATCGAATCTTTAAGTTTGTCACGAATAACAGCAGGTGTACTTGACTTGACCATTTCAAGCCCCATAACTTTGAGTTTCGGTTTAGCATACTGCACTCCTTCAGAATTGTGTACGTTCAATATGTATCTTTTCTTGGCAGTCCAGATACCCTTATCGGCAAGAACCTCACGTTTCATAATCATCTTCTGAGAGTATGCGTTCATATACTCACCCAACTTTTGATACGTTTGGTCAATGAATGGTTGGAAGATCTCTTCGCAAACCTTATCCATATATTTAATTTTCTGGTCGTCAGTTTTACCTTCGCAAACTTTCTCGATCAGTTCTTCCAATGTTAGATAGATTGAATCTGTGTCAATGGCGATAACAAAGTCTTTACCTTCTGTCTTCATGACCTTGTTGAGATAACGATTAAACTCATTTGCCATCCAACGAATCGATAGTTGACCACTGGTAGTAATACCTTCTGCCATGCGAATATCAAAGTAACGGAAATACTGATTACCCATCGCACCATAAGCAGAGTTGAGAGCAATCTTCATTGCCATCTGCAGGTTGTTCAGTCGACTAATCTCTTTCAGTAGTTCTTTCTTGGACTTGTCGTTCTGATATTCCTGTTCAACTTTCAGCATCTGCTTCTTGAACTTACTGCGGTCTGAATACATCTTCTCCATCAACTCAGGCATGAACCCTTTGATATCTCTGCGGTAAGTCCAGCCATTGGCAGTCAACGCAAGATCCCTACGCTTACAATATTCAGTATCAACTTCTTGATTGAGCAGACGTTCAACGTTGCATGAGATCTTCTCACCACTCAATGTTTCTGGTGAGATGTTATACTGCATAATCAAGTGAGGATATAGACTGTTCAAGTCAAAAGAAGCAACCCACTTATGCATACCCAGCAATGGGTCTTTAACGAAAGCACCTTCAAATGCTTCATTCTTACTGGAACCAACCTTGGTAGGAATGGCGATATGTTTCTTACGCAGGTGATTATAGATGATGGCGTCCCACATTCTTACCTGAGAGAATACATCTTCATAGTTAATCTTTGCATTGTATGCCATGGTAAGACACAACTCAATCAGTCGCATCTTATCTTCAAGTTTGTCAACCAACTCTACGTCGTGAATGTTATACTCAACGAAGTCTTGCCAGTAATTTGTATAGAAGTCTTTAAATGTATCTCCAGGGTTTTCTTTCTTGGCATCACCAAGTTCTTCACCTGCGATATAATCTAGACGATAGGACTCTTGCTTTTGATAAGTGAACTTCTTATACAAGTCAAGATAGTCAAGTTGGCTTACACCATGGATGTCAAATGAAATTTCTTCGTTACCTTTAACAAAGATCTTTCGTTCATTGATATATCCCCATGGTGAAAGTTTGGCTGCGATTGCTTCGCCAAGTTCACGCTGAATACGTTTAGTCAAATATGGTACGTCAAAGAATCCAATGTTCCATCCAGTTAGAACATCAGGATAATTCTGTTGCCAGAAAATCATAAACTCTTTGAGAAGTTGTTGCTCGTCTTTGCAACGGAAGTAAGTAACATCCTTGCGAGTATTTTCAAACTCACGTGTGCCGAAAGTGATAATACTCTTAGATTGAAAGTCTTTGATTGTGATTAGTAAGATCTCTTCATTCGCCTGTTTGACATCAGGGAATCCATCTTCAACTGCAGTTTCAATGTCGATGGTGAACACTTTAATTTGTTCCATATCCCAACGAACATCACTCTCATAAGTGTCGCTGATATATTGGTGAACATAGTTAGTGTTTCCGTAGACGTTGAAACCCTGCACTTCTTTGTAACGATCAAAGAACTCACGTGTTTCTTTTACAGTTCCAGGTTTAACTTCATCGATAACTTGACCATCGAGTGTGCGCCACTGGCTCTCTGCTTTATTTGATGTTACATAAAGTGTTGGGTAAAAGTCGATCTTACGTTGAAACGCTCTGCCGTTTTCATAACCTCTGACACACATTTTGTTACCAAAGGGAAATACGTGCGTATAAAAAATCATATTTTGTTTGCTAATCTTAAAATTTTAACTTGATCATTGGGTGCAAGATATGCTCTTACAGTTAAGCATCGTCTCATTGTAATTGGATCATCGTAGTAAGTAAACTCAACCAGTCTATTCTCGAGCATATGTTTTATCATATCTCGAGTTAGTTTTTCTTTCACCTGCATGATTGCTGTTTCATCACCATCTTGTAATAGAGTTGAAAACGATTCATCCATCTCTGCTTTACCCACTACCATCTTACCACCGATGGCATAGTCGTGCGAATGAAATATTGGTACGTTTAATATTTTGATTTTATTTACCATACATAAGTTGCATAGCATCCAATGCACAATCATGTACTGGATGATGTTTGATTACACTGTGTCGTTTAAATGTTGGGTGATTGACTTCACAATAACCATTCGTGGAACCAGTAAAACAATCAACAGCAGTTCTCACGTCCCTCCACATATTATACGTGGTAATCGGATTAATGTCAAGTTTAACGCACAAACTATCTATTGCAACTTGGTCAAGAGAACCACGTGCCCACATAGTTTGCTTACTTGCGTTAGGATACTTCGCCATATAATCTTTTAGAATTTTAATCGCATCTTCTGCAATTAAATCATCTGGACTTGCATCAAAAGAAACCTTGCGAACATATTCGTGTTGATTCTTCCACCAATCAATTGTGTCTTTTGAAATGGTGCGACCAAGTCTTTCAACTTGGTCTTTTGATTTTAACTTAACGAAACATGCATCGTCAAGAAGTTTCTGATAGTCAGGTTGTTCCTCTGGATCGAAATAAATTAAACCTGCAGATAAAATCACGCAGGTTGATTCGATACCCAAAGTTTCTACATCAAATACAAACATTACCAGTCTCTCTTATATCCAATTGGTGTGACGAATGCATTCATCTTTTGTTCATCTGTCCAGTCTTTAGTGTAGTCATTATCTTTATCAGCCAATGGAATAATTTCTTCTTTGGCAATCTCTCGAGTGCTTAGAATTGTTTCTCCTACCCACAACTGCGAGAACTCATTCATCTCTTCAGATGTAACTGTATCAGCTGCCCATTGTTCAGCTGTGCAAGGATATTCACCATCATTGTGGTTATCAGGAACTTCAATAACATAACGCATACGATATTGAGAAATAGTTTCAACCAAAACAAACTTACTCATCGATCATCTCCTTAGTAATAGCAAGTGACTTCTCCAATGCTTTTCCTGCGACACGCAGACCATATTCCATCTCACGCTTTTGCCTTCTCGCAAGCAACAACTCACGATTAAGTTTCAGATTTTCCTCATACAACTTTGTAGTATTTTTCTGAAGCACATCAACATATGTAGTTAGTTTATGAATAGTCACCCACGATCCATCAGCGAGTTTAGTGTGACCATCACGAATACGAAATTCGTCAGTCCATCTCTCACCTTCTTTGTACTTGGGCATCGGCTCAAATAAAAACAATTCTTGTTCTTGAAATTTCTTCACAAGTGGAGCGAATTGACGTTCAACATCGTCTTTACCATAAAACATTATTCATTCTCCTCATACTCATATTCTTCAGTACGACCTTCCATTGCTGCGTGGATATCACACATAGTACGATGCCAACCATCGGTATAAGTTTTACCTGGAGCACCACACTCTTCACATGTACGATAACTCATACTCTCAGCAAAAGAGATGTAGTTATAGTGTTTATCAGTTGCAGCCTGAACATAGAAACGAAGACCACCGAACTTTTCTTTGACTTGAACAGCAACTGGAACCCTTAGAGTTTCTTCATCCAGTTTTGCTTTGGCTTCATCAATTGCTTCTTGCGTTACTGTTTTTGTTCCATAAAGAACATTACCAACACCTGTTTCCATAAGATAATCATATCGACTTTTTGCGCTACGATATTCCGAAGTCAACAAACCACAAAGAATATCGATGATGTTATACCAACCATCACCACATTCGAAACCCCAGCACATGGCTGTGTGTCGCATATCCGCATTACGATCTTTAAAGATAAGCGGATACTTTGCACATAGTGCTTCGTCTAATTCTTTTCTCATGATAATTCTCTACTCATTTGATATTGCCAAAACCTATACAACTCTTCATACGCTCTAAGAACTTCATCAGGAAGTTTATTACCTTTACGTATTTCTTCTTCAATCACTCTTCCGAGTGTACGAGCTAATCTAATTTCTTCTAAATCCACCATATCAACTCCATGTTCTGTGGTTTTCTGCCACATGCTCAATACCATCATACTCATGAATGTGCCACTCAACACCATCGGGAATATCTACAATAGCAATCTCTGCTGCGAAACCATTGGCAGCACTACCCATCTCTTCAATCACAGCAATCAAGTCTGGGTCTGAACGATCTTCACAGAACTCATAGTAACTGAGATAACCATCATCTTTGCCACACATACCGTCTTTCCAATATGTAACACCAAAGATTTTTCCTTTGGTTGGATCTTCTTCCTTCTCAAATGCAATACCTTTACGTTCAAGCAACTTCTCGAACGCTGTATCACTCAAACCAAACCCACCGAAGCAACGATTAATAGCTACTCTTGTCATTTTTAACTCCTAATACTCTATGTATAATTTTATCCTGAATCATATGTGGGATTGTCATATATGGAAACACAAGAAAGAAAGGACAACCACTAGAACCCCAACCACCAGTTTTCAAAAACTTTCTATATGAGTCAAGATCTTGTTTACTCTTTGGGTTGAAAAATCTTTTCTGCCCTAGTTTACTTTCTAGTATCATTTAATCACCTTGCTGGTATCTGCAACAGTTTTATCATCACGAAGTTCAATAAACACTGGAAGGAACAAACTATCCTCACCTTGTTTATTCTTTATTCTCATATTATACTTGATAGCTACAATTTTGTCAACTAAATTTTCTTTCCAATAATTCTTGCGATGTTCCTCAGTAAAGCCAGAGCCAACATTAACTTTTACAACACCATCGGCAGATTCGCAAACAATCGCACCAAGCATTCCTGCAGCTTTACCCTTACCCTCTTCCACTGCAACAATCTTCAAGTCGCACTCGAGTTCGCCTTTGAATTTAATCTGAGTCTTGCTACGTTTATCTTCCCAGATACCTTTGCGACATTTCAGGATGATACCTTCTTGGCCATCAGCAAGCAATTTCTCGAACAACGTATTTGCTTCTTCGATAGCATCAACTTCCCAGCTATCAACAAGACCAACTTTCTTTGGCTGATATGTATCCAGCATTACACAAAGAGAATCAAATCGTTGTCCGTAAGGAACAAGACATTCACCTTTAGTAAACGCATCATACGGAATCAAATCCCATACTGTGGCATGAACCTTGCGTGCTTCATCAGTTTTGATAGTACCCTTGTTGGCTTTATTCAAAATACCATTACCAGTCTGACGATCTAGGATGATACCTTTATCTTTGACGAGCAACTCGCCATCAAACACGCAATCTTGTCCGTTAGCCATGACAATGAAATCTTCTTCGAGATTACCCAACAAGTCAATCTCTTTACCATTGCGTGAACGAAACTCACACTTACCAGAACGAACGATAGCATTGAATCGCATACCATCCATTTTAGTTTGCACGAAAGCAGGGAATTTAATTTTATCAACCAGCTTCTGTTCGAATGGTGAACAGAGCATAACAGGATATTCAAAAATCAAATTCTTCCATACCTTGTTTGCTGTTGACACATCAACACCACACTTCAAGTCTTTAGCGATGATACGCTCAAGTACTTTAGCATCGTCTGCGTTTAGTGCTTCAAGATTCGCACGCAGATGGTCGATACCAGCATTACCAGTGACCAATCGTTTAGTCAAATCACCGATTGAATCCATGGCAAACTTGAGAGAGATTCCATCACCAGTATTTGGTGTATACTCAGGAATCTTACGGATGTAAAACTGAGTGAACGGGTCGAGAGTCTTGCGAACAACCTCACGTAGCACTTCGTTATCGCTATGTGCGTTTAGTTGCTCGATCTTGAAGTTGCGTGAGTTATTACTCGCAAGACTCTCGAAAAACTTATTCAGATTCATTTATGCTGCCACCTTAATGTTTGACCACTTAGCAAGTTTCTCTTTCTTTTTAATTCCTGCTTGAGCCACTGCATTACCATCAATAATTTGTTCTTCAATCATCATCTCGATCATACAAAGCAAATCACCGATCTCTTCTTCAAGACGTTCACGATTAGTTGCACCATTGTGTTCGCCATCAATCCCGAAACGAAACACCTTACTGATTGCTTGTGTAACTTCTGCACATTCCTCTTGGCAGATAAGCATAATTTCTTTTTGCTTCTCCGAAGTAATTTTATTCATTGCAAATTTATTCACTTTTAATTCCTTCAATATGTTTACATTTTCCATGATATTTGTAACCGATGCAAGTACAAGACATACCAGACTCAGTTTCTTCTACATAATACACATGGTCTTTACTACCAAGAATTTTCCATCGTTTATTAGATGTCTTCTCTTCATAGCGTTTAATTATTTGAAACTTCCGATACCGAGTATCGAATCCCAAAGGTTTCTTGAACTTCATAAAATCTTTTGGATTGTTCCACTTAAAGTACCCAATGATTTTATCCATTGAATTATTCATGAGGTATGTATGGTTTGGTTGACGATACTCAACATCCCATACGGTAATCTCTTTAGCGAGAATCATGCTGCCACCAATTCATTGTAATCAATGCGTGGCTCAGGACAAGCAACTTTACCATCATACTCCAACTGCGACTTCTCGAACCATGACATATAGTCATCACTCTCCAAAGACCAGTCGAGGATATACTCACGACAATACTCGTTATTCTTTTCCACATCTGCAGCAGCAACAACTTCTGCGTAGTCGATGTTTAGTGGCACACCTTCAATCATATACTCAGAGCCACCTTTCATCTTCCAATACTGGGGACACTCACCCTCGCCATCCCAATCGTGGGCACCATAATTTTCCATATACTGAGTGCGAATAACAAGTTTCATAATATAGATCTCCTAAAAATTAAACCAAACTAAAAGTTGTCTTACGTGGCATTCCCGAAGCAAACCCACTGGTACCACCACAAAAGCCACGTGAATTTTTGCCAGTCATCTTGGCTTTGGGTTCACGACGTTTACGTGAGTCAACTTGAATCACGCCACCAGAGCGAAGGAATGCTGCAATCGCTTTTTCAGATTCAGCACGAGATTCAGCTTTGGTACGAACAGGGACATTGTAGATAGTAGCAACGATTTGCTTTTTGACAGACTTTTTCATAATCAGGTTTCCTTTTTCATTCATCATAAGACTATTATACACCAAACCTGAATTATTGTAAAGTATTTTTTTTGGATAACCCTTTGGGTTGTAGGGGATTGTAACTCCTTGATTTTACTGGAGTTTTTATGTGTGTCGACCCTCTATCAGAGAGGGTCTTGGGCTGTAAATACCCCTACAGAACGTAGGGTTTTATTTGAAGGAAGATGCGATCTGAATACCAGAGCCGAAGATTCGGTTGTATTCATTCTCCATAGCTACTGTTGGAGAACCTTCTGTTCCTATTGACGATGAGTATAGGGTGATATCACCATTAGCATATGGCATATAAGGAGCAAGAGCAACACCAACTCCTTGTGCTGTTTGTTGTATAACAATTGCTGCTGGATCTTTCATAGAATATCCAACACCAGACGCTTCTACTTTTGCAATTATTTCTTCGCCATTCAATAACTTAAACACTTTAATCATTTTCACTCTCCGCTAAAAAATCAATAAACGATGCTGCTTGGTCATGATCTGGAAATTCTTGAATAATAAATCTTTCCTTATCATAATAATGTTGTGCAACTAATAACACATATCTGGTTTTATACACAGATATTTTCATAACCCAATTGCCACGACGGATCGTGACGAAGGATATTAGATTTGGTGAGATTTTTGCTTTCATCATAGAAATTATTTAGGGAATCCGAAGATTCCCTAGTTTCTATGATTTAACTGGTTGTGGCGTTTTACCGTTTACCCAATCCCAATCTTCATCGGTCATGGGAATCCAATTGTTTACTTGCATTTCCCATACTCCTGCATCAACTTAGTTGCTCGCTCACGATTACCATTGCGAGCAGCATCTGCAGCAGCACGAGCATAGCCAATTCCCTTTAAAACAACATAGACATGTCGGAAAAATGATTTCATTTATTTCTCCTCATTCAATAATTGTTTCTCACCTTTAGACTTAATAGCAACTTTCTTTGGTTTACTTTCTTCAGGTGTTAGACGCTCTAAAGCAATCTTCAACATACCATTAAAAAGTTCTGCGTCTTTAACTTCTACATTATCTTCAAGAGCAAACCAACGAGTGAACGCACGATTAGCAATACCCTTAAATACAAAGTTTTCATCATCAGATACGCTATTAACATTACCTTTGATTACTAACTTGCCACCATCAATCTCGATATCGATGTCTTGCTTAGAGAAACCAGCTACAGCCAATTCGATTGTATATGAGTTCTCACTGTTCTTACGAATGTTGTATGGAGGATAGTTAGGAATATTTTTGGTGATCTGATCATGCATCTCTTTATATTGAGAAAGAGTCTTATCAAATCCAATAAAGAATTTTTCTAGTTCTTTATCATTCCACAAGTTTGGGATAAATTGACGATTCATAATGTTCTCCTTACTTAGTTCCGAATACTTTCTTAGCATCAAATGAAGTTGCTGCTGTACCTACTGTAGTGAAAAAATCTACAGTTGATTTAGCGACAGTCTTAGCAAATGATTGCTGAGCATCGATGTAAGTTTGGAGGGATTTTGCTACTTCTTCGTTTTGAACGAAAGTCTTAACGAATTGAGTTTTGATACCTGATACAGTATCGATAGATGTGTTTAATGCTGATAACATATTGTTCTCCTTTTCAGCGAGTTTAAAATTGCTACCCCGAAGGCATAGCGTTAATGCTGGTTACTGGTTCCAGCGACAGCTTAACGTACTGACAGCTTTACCAACGATTCGTAACTTAGCGGTCCTAAGGTGAATTCTTGGTAGTGTTTTACATGGTTACTACCACCATGTCCCATCCCGAGGGATGCGTACTTGCATGGGTAAATCTATTTAGGCAGCAGGAAGTTCTGTAGCAGCAGCTTCTTGTTGCTTAATAATTTCTTCTACCTGTGGTTCACCCTGTTGCTTGATTTTGCTGATTAGGGTTACAACTTCCTCAAATGGATGTTTACCAAGTACACGCAGAATCAAATTGCATTCGTCAACTGTTAGTTCAAGTTTAATCATGTTATTTTACCTTCTTACCAATGTTATATTTAGGGACTAATTCCCATTCATCTTTCTCTTTATAAGAGACCACTTTAATTTGAGATAGAGATGCTTTAGGGTCAGCACGTTTAGAATCAAGAATCTTCAACAGTTCCCAGTCTTCCAACAATGTTGCAATAGCATTTCTTCTCTCAATATCACCAGAAGTGATATTCGATTCTTTACCATCCAAAGCAAATAGTTCTTTGAAGTGAACGATAAAGTATCTACCCTGCTTATGTAAAATATGGCAGGATTGATATAATTTCTTTTCTTTTCTGGATGCGATCCCGATGCGGGTAAGTGTCTCACGAACCTTCAGAAAGTTGTCAGGTTCAGGTAAAGTCACTTCAAGCATGGACTCTGGCGTCCAGTCGTAGTAAATCATTTCAACAGTCATGATTATTTTCCACCTTTATATAATTTTTGTTCTATCATAGCCAACTGCTCATCAGACAATACACTCAATGCCTGTTTAGCCTTTTCGTTAGAATACCCATAGTATTCTTTCACTAAACGTAAAGACTCAGAAATGGCATCCTTCTTAGACCATTTACTGAATCTTTTCTTTTTAGTAATACTATTTAGCAAAAACGAAAATTGCCAGTTCTTTGGAATCCCATAATGGCGATTCATCTCGTTGGCGTACAATAGGGTATCTGGAAAATAAGACAACCCTTTATTCACGATCCAAGCATTATAATCCTTATGTGCTTGGGGATCTTCGAATAGGTTTTGTTTGGTGAAATTTATTGCATTAATATAATCAAATGGACTCATGAATCAAACCCGACTTCTTTCAAATTATCAGGAGTCGCTGCGAACTTTTTACCTGGATATCTTTTATCCAAGTTTTCTTCTAGTTCTTTGCGATTAGTTCCCTGAGCCATAAATGTATTATCGGGAAGTGAATATACAAAATATCCATGATCTACCTTCTCAATTTTAATTGGCAGGTATTTCTTTTTTATTTCATCAATGTGTTCTTGTAATACCTCAAGAGTTTCTTCTTGCTGCATTTTTCTAACTTCAGCAATCGCTTTAAATTCTCTGAGATACCAACCAAGACGAACAAGCATAAAGGCGACCAAAATGTATATGAGTAGTTCCATATCATATCCTTATTTGAATTTACACTGAGCCATAACTTCAGTCAGTGCTGCCATAATATTTATCTCTTGGTCTGCTACGAATGCTGCTTTATATTGATAGTCTGCAAGAATAAGAATCAACTGAGGAATGCTCACTTCTTGCATGTTGCCAACTGCATTATCATACAACTCACGAAACAATGGAGCAGTACCCAACTCGCTATTCTTTCCAACCCACTTGCGAACTTCACCGAAGTTCTTTTCCTTCATATCTTTGACAAGTTGTTTGTAAGATTCTGCACTGGCATTGATAAGGATACCAGAATCAATCTTACCAGAAACAGAGTAACGCTGAAGTTCGTTCAGGATACGACGATAGTCAGGGAAGTGTTTAATGATGAGTTCAGAAACCACCTTTGGATCAAACTCAATATTCTCTTGTTTGAGAATCTGCGCTGCACGCTTGAAGAATGTTGCAGCAATTTCCTGCTTGTCTTTAGATTCAATCTTGAATTCAATCACAGCACAACGACTATGCAATGGTTCAATGATTCGGTTCTTAAAGTTACAGGTGAAGATAAAAGAACAGTTGCCAGAGAACTGCTCAATAAAGTTACGAAGAGCAGGTTGCACTGACTCTGCATTCATATAGTCTGCTTCGTCAACGATAACTACTTTCTTGGCGTCAGTCAGGGATACAGTAGAAGCAAAGTTCTTGATTGTAGTTCGCAGAGTGTCAATTGAACGACCTTCATCAGATCCGTTAATCATAATAAAGTCTGCTCCGACTTCATTGCAAAGTGCTTTGGCAATAGTAGTCTTACCAACACCAGCTGTTCCGCAGAACAAAAATGTTGGTAGCTGTCCTTTAGATACATATTCCCTGAATGTCTGTTTCAACGATTCAGGGAGAACACAATCATCAATTTTCTGTGGGCGATATTTCTCTACCCAAAGAAACAAATCATCACGTGATTCAATCATAACAAATTCCTTATAACAAATTAAATATCAAAAATACCTATCATTGGGTGTATAGGTATCTACATCAACAACCCCAAAATTAAACGAAAAAGAAATCCTATCACCTTCAGATTTATTTTCTCTTACGGCATGCATAATATTTGCAGGTGCTAAAACTAACGCACCTTCAACTGGTGTAACGTAATGTTTAACTGCAGTTATATTATTTCTGTTATGGAAATATTTGGCTGCATAATTAAAATATGTACTAATATCTGGATGCAAATAAACCAGATCGCCAGATTCTAAAGGTACTTTAGGGTAGTATGATCCAGCTAATACATTCCCTGGATGTGGATGGCTTTCTAGATTAGATCCTGGAGGATATATATTGAACCAACAAGAATCCAAAACCAAATTAACTGTTGGTCTTGGATTTAACTCATTAAAACAAGTCTTTGCATTTTCAAAAATTAAACCAATTAACTTTTTAGTTTCTGGGAATGCTAAAAAGTCTTTTTTAGTTAAATTATAACTCTTCCACTTTAAAGAATATTTACTATGTCCCTCTGGGTTTCTATGCTCAGGATCTTTACTTCTTAGTGTATAAGCATGGCTAGATATTTTTTCATTATCTATTGGCAGATCTTTCCACTGCCAAATAGGATAGGTGAATATATCTGTTCGAGTCATTGATCTCACTCAAATGTAGAGTCAGCTTCAACGGCTACATAATAAACCAAATCACCAGCACCTTTGAAGCGAGAGATCTTCTTGGAAGAAATGCTAACATCATAATCTCCAGGAAGCATCTTTAGGTTCTCAACCTTCAAGTTTGCTTTGAAAGTTTTGTTTGTGGTACCAACAGTTTCATTGAAACTATTTGCGGTAGCATTCTTCTTATCGCCAACGACAGCAATGATAGTTGAACCATCACCGATGATTGATAGGTCTTCACTGCGAAGAACACCTGCAGTCTTACGAAGCATATCCAACTGAGTAGCAGTTAGTTTGAAGTTAATCTCTGCTTCAGGGAATGTGATTGCTTTCTGCGGAGCAGTCAATACTTCAGGTGATGCAGCGAAGTATTTAATCGTACTCTTACCTTGTTTGATTGTAACGAACTTCTCACCGAACTCAAGTTCAGGATCTTCGAACAAAGACATGGCACCCAAGAACTCATTGAGATCGTAGATGCCAAAGTCGGGAAATGTTTCTGCCACTGTAGTGTCAGCCATCACATTTTTCTGTGATGAGATGGTTGCAAGTTTATTACCTTGCTTCAACAACAGATTGCTATTAATACCAGCAAAGTTTTTAATTACTGCAACTGTTTCTTTAGATAACTTCATTTACTTCTCCTATTCATATGTAACATAACTATGTATTCTCATTTTACCTTCAAACTGATTAAAAGTAAAATTTATTTTCCAATCATCAAACCAGTCATATTGCTTGGAACAACAATAGTCTGAACCTTGCCATTCTTAATACCTTCAGAGATATTCAATGCAGCTTGAGCATTCATAAACGCAATGGAACTCGCAGAGTTATTTGCAAGAGCAGCCATCCGCTCAGCTTCTTTACGAGCAGTCTGTACTTCTACTTCTTTCTGTTTGAATTCATTCTTTGCACGAACCAATTCATTGGCAGATGCTACAACCGAATCAGCAGGAACGATGTTACGAATAAGAACCTGTCCGATAATTAGACTTCCATCAAGTTTCTCATCAGCAAGACTCTTTTGAATCTGCTCTCTGATTGCTTGTTCCATTGCTTGACGATTGTCCGCCATATCCAGTGCTTCGTACTTACGTGCTTCTTTGTAAATAGCATTACGTGCAGTTTGAACAATGTAATTATACATCAGGTAAATATCGCCATTGTGTTTAGCGTGGAATGCTTGACTCTTTTGACTATAGAGTTCAGCAACTTGTGCTTGATTAATGTTATAGATAACCACAGCATCAAAGTCTTTCATAGTGCTGTTGTCTTTGGCAACAGGGGTCATGTCGTCAAGTTT